CGCTGTAGACATGGTAGAGGTCGATATTTGTTGTCGGGATATACCACCGGGCATGGACTTTTTGGAGTCGTTGCCGGCTACAGTAGATGCGTATCTGGTATCCAGTCACGGAATACCCCGTTAGGGTACCAACCAGATCTTTATCTTCAGGATTGGATACGTCTCTGAACGTCGTGTTTCCCTTTAAACGTTTCTCCACAAACAGGAAACATCGAGACAACAACCGTCTGATGAAGTACATGATAGAGACCACCTGAGAACGACAGGCTCCCATCCCGCCGAGAGCCTCCCTAAGGGTCCTACTAACCTGCGTAATGGGTCATGGTCAAAGCACGGGCCACCAAGTACAGCAGCAACGCAGTCCGCACACTCGCCAATGTGGACTCGTTTTTGCTCTTTGTTGCCATCTCAACCAAATGTTCCGCATTCTCACGCAGCTTCATAAGAACCGGATCCGTGGAGCGACTGGAAGTGTAGACCCCCTTCAGGCGACTAAGTAACGTCGTCAAGTTGGGATTGCCGCGCACATACTCCCGATGTTCGTCGAAGTAACTGAAGGAATGGATGAGCGTTTCGTTGATGACCTGCTCGATAATTCCGTAATTGCTTTGACGATAGTGTTGGCTCATCCACTTAAGCGTCTGTTCAAAGACACTGGGCGGAGCCGTGTGCATCAACTGCAAGATCACACGCACCAGCTCCTCACGAATGAAGGAGTTCTGATCGGTGATCACGCTGTTCAGGTAACGGGTGTACGAATTCAGGTTGGTGCTCTTGTCCTTCAGGATCTTCTCACCGTCGTGATCCGTCACAGCGGAAGTACTCTGGATGGCTTGGCCTGAATTGTGCACGCGATCGTACACCGAGTAGATGTTTTTCATCACGTCGCGAATGCGACCTTGCACGTCGTTCAGAAAATAGATGACGCCTTCATCGTCATCGAAGTTCAGGAGGGTGCCGTTCTTCATGTGCGGACTGTCCTTGGCGAGAATAGTCTCTGCACGATCCTTAAAGAGTGCACCCCACGTACCGACTTGCTTGATGGTGAACTTATCCGACAAGGCTGCGTACGTCGCTTCCGCTACTTCCGGTTTCGCGGGATAACGGAAGTAGTGAAAAAGCAACGACGTGAAGAACTTGTACTGGAGGATCAGCAGCACGTCCATCATGCCCTGATGCTTTTGCTGCGGTGTCAAAGCCTTGGAGACATGGATGGCGTAGATGAGCCATGCGCACGACAGGTTCATCGTGTTGCTCGACACCTTCCAGTCTTTGTTCACCGTGGGCAGTGCCAACAGCTTTTGCTCCAGTGCCAATTCATCAGCCCGGATGATCTCGTCAAACCAACGCATCTGGTCGGACGGGAGAAACTTGACGGGATTCACCCCTAAGAGGTGGCCGCCAAAGAAGGCGATGTGATCGGCGTTGCGTCCCACAAAACTGCTTTCGTAGACCCGCAGGCGCTTGATGAGATTGGCGTCGATGGGAAGCTTACCGCACTCCTCCAGAAATACGCCCTTGATGAGTCCGCTCATTTTGAGGATACCTTGATTTTGAATACTCACACAAAATTACGGCATAAAAAGCTAGGGAGCCGAAGCCCCCTAGCCGGACCATGAAGCTTAGTCCTTTTTCACGCGTGTTGCGGCGTACTCTTGCAGCGAGCGGAAGACCTGGCCGCCGTTGGCCTTGACGAACGACTCCAGCGCGCTCGTGAGCAGCTCCGCACGTTCAGCCGGAATCGAATCGTCGGGGCTGTTCGGACCCGGCTGCACACCGTCGACGATCAGCACCAGCTTGTCGTCACCTTCGAACTCCTTGCTGATGTCGACGAAGTCGTCGTTGTCGACCGACGCAGCCGACACGCCGTACACGGTGGTCTGACCGCCACTGTCGTCACCCTGAGGCGGGTTGTTGAAATCCGACGCGAGTGCCTGCATCATCAGTGCGTCGTTGGCTTGCGATTCGAGCGCGGCTCCGTCGATCCCGCCTTCGGGTTTCGCGTACACCTTGTTGAGCGCTTCGGTGAACACTTCCGAGAGCGGACCCTTCATGACGATCAGGTCCTTCTTGTCGGAACCATCCTCCCCGCCCGTATTGGACGAATCGTAAGCTTCCAGCGCTTGCCTGAAAAGTCGAGACATGTGGTACTCCATCAGTTAAATCTACAAGATACAGTGTTTAACCGTACCTCCTACGGTAGATTTCGTTGGCAGACATAGGGCGGTCAGAGAACTCACCCTGATGCGCGCCGTTGGCGTAGCCCAGTTGTTGATGAATGGACTGGCCCCGGTTGTAAAGCCCAGCGCGCTTGCGTTCTCGACGAGTCTCCCGTGCTTGACGGATCAATTCGTCGATCGAGACAGCGTCCTCTTCCTGACTGGTGAGACGCATGGATAACGATTTGAGCATGTGCTCCAGTCGCATACATATATTCTCATCCGATTCATTTTGAAGTCGCTTGTAGTGTTCCTCCATTTGAGATTTGATCTGCTGTTGCTCACGCAGCTCGCGCTGCTCAGCAATCGACAAAACCTTCTGCGGCATTGCTTTCGACAGAATGCAACGCGAGTCAATCCCGTAGAATTGCAGGTTAGTTGCCTTAGTCATGAGCCAGTGACACAACAGCCAACCGATCACCATGTCGTCGTGCTGACCACGCGGGTGATCCACTCGACCGTCCTTGACGATCAAACTCAACGCCTGATCAATGAGCGTCTTATCGCGCATCTTCGTGCACGAACGCTGCATGGCGGTGGTGAGCGTATCCGAGTACAGCTCGGCACGCGAGGTAGCGCCTGAACCACTCGTTGCAAACCCGAAGTACTTGCGATAGCGTGTACCGATGTCCGACGAACGCCGGTTCACGTGCATGTTGACTTCTTTGTACCGATCCGGATATTCCAAGTGATCGTTCACCACCCAGTTGAAGATCCGCTTGAAGGGGTCTTCGCCAAACTGCGGCAAAATCCACATCAATGCATCCAACAGCGCAGCACCTGACGAACGCTTTTCGATAATGGCCGTGACGTTCTTGTACGTGACCAGAATCGATGCCACCCAACGGAAGAAGGGTGTAGTGTTCGTGTTGTTGAATGTCCCGCAAGCGATCGTCTCGCCCGTTTCGATGTCGACAAGCACCATGCCGATATCGTCACCGCCAGACGCATCCGACGTATCCATCCCCAGTACGAATTTCCCATTGGCCATCCGGCGCTCAATGGTTGCCTCCGGAATGTACCAGCGCGTTACGTACGGTTCAGGTTTGCCGATGTCGATGTAAAGCGGCTCCATCTCCGACTTGGCTGCCTTTTCACCCAGTTCAAGGTCAAACGGCATCGACTGCGAACCACTCGTCCAGCGATTAAAGAAGTCGCGGTCGGCGTCTTCGCCTTTGGCCTTCACCCGCTGAATCGTTTCGTACAACCACTTGTCGCTCTTGCCGAGTTGGATGTGATTGAAGGTAGCGACCACCTGATAGAACGTTTCGCCGTACTCGTTGGGCCGGCTCATGCCGCGCACGACCTTCTCCAACTCTTCACGGTTCTTGCAGTCAAACAACTTCTCGGTCCACTGGGCCGATTCCTGAACGATGCCGTAGACGTACGCACCGTCCTTGTCGTTCTTCTTGCCCGCCGTCGTCGTCATGACCGTGCCATACGGCGTGTCGTTTTCAATAGCAGCGGTAACGGCTGCCGTCGTTGCAGCCAGTGCTGCCGGCAACGCGATCGAAATGTTCGGTTGGAACGGACCTTCGTCAATCTGGAAGATCGGCGACGTCATCCCGCGACCCAAGTTGTACGCCCGCTTTTCCTGCATCTGCGGTACGTGCGCCTTGTACTTGTTGTCCCGCAAATTCACGGTGATCATTTCCGTGTTGTTTGCGTCATCCCGTCCACGCAAATCCAGATAGCGTGGCAAGTCTAACATGATGTTCTTCAGACGATCGATGTTTTCCTTACGGAGCTGATCGTCCTTAGTCATCAGGTTAATCGTCGTGTGCTCGCACATCAGCTCCAGACACAATCCCCAGAGCAAGTCTGTCGAAAACGACTTACCGGTCTGACGAATCTGAATCAGGATGATGAAGACGTGGTTAAAGAAACACCACCACAGACACAGGTTGCCCCGGTTGGCTTCCACCGGCACCGACTCCATCGTACCCTGTTGTGGGGCTCGTCCGCATTCACGGAAGAAGTACCACGGGTTTTCTTTGCACTCCGCCGCGATCATGAGTTTCAACTCATCCGTGAGATTCTCGTAATCAAACGGATCGACGCCTTGGAGTAAGGGGTTGTGTAGGGCCAGCATGAAGGTGTGGTTCGAAATACCCATCGAACGGTACACCCCTGCCATCCGGAGGAAACTGGTGTTCTTCGTTTTGAAGTCAGCAATTGCATCCGGGTACTTGGCCCAATCTTCTTCGAACAGAATCATGGTCAGCCTCGCTCAGGCTTAATTGATCGGCTGCGCCTGCGCCAGTTGCGGGTAAAGCAACAACTGTTCGACGATTGTCGAACCATCAGCGTAGGTGCCAGTGATCAGAACTGCCTTCCCGATATAGCCCTTGATCTTGTTGTCGCTCGGGTCGGGTGTGGGCAGGTTGGGGTTGACTTTCAACAACTGTTGGTTGTCGCCGTAGATACTGCCAGAATCGACGCCTTGCAGCGAGGCGTACTGAGTCGAATCAATCGACCAGCTCACCGGCTGCACAGCGGCCAGCCACGGCGTGCCTTGCTGGAGCACAGCCAGATTGACGAGCGTGTTCTGCTTGATGGTCAGAATCCCGTGACGAATCCATTTCCAATTCTTGAGGTTAGCGATCGTGGGTGGAGTATTCCACGTCTCACCCCCGATGATGGATGGAAAGTACGTGGCTTCCTGTCCCGTGAGCGCATTCGCCCATGCAGCGCGCATGGCGATGATCGGTGGATGGTAAGTCAGCAAGTCAGACATAAGGACTCTCTCGACGTTATAGATAGGTCATAAAAAAGACCACTCTCCCCTCCCCGATGTTCTGGAGAAGGGAGAAGTGGCGGGAACCGATCTTAGTTCTGCTGATACACCGGGAAGCCAGCGACCGCCAATTGGAGATCGTTGTCCGGCGTGCGCTTGAAGAAACGCACGAACAGCGTGCTCGAATCCGGAATGGCTTGATTCGAGACGAGGTCCTGATTCCACTGCGAAATCGGGAACTCGTATTCGGTTGCACCGACCAAGAGCGAGAAGTGCGTCGGAGTCAGAGGACCCGGTTCCTTCTGCGTGTCGTACAGCGGCAGCGTTGCGCCATAGACGCGCGGCAGCCAGTTGTCGATGTCGGTCTCGCCCATTGCGAGGTTCACCTTCCAGAGGTTCTGGTTGACGAACGTCGTTGCCGCGTAGTCGTTCACGCCAAACTGCGGCGATTGACCCGGTGCAAACGCAATGGTCCAGTTGGTGCTGCGCTCCGTGCCCTGATTGAGCAGCGACACCCACACGGTCTGCGTGAAGTTGAAGTTCAGGAACGAACCGTTGACCTTTTGCAGGTTCAGTTGCACCTGAAGCTTTTGCTGCACGCCATACGCGAGCGGATTGAACGCATTCTGGTAGACGATGTAAGGCGTCACGTCGTACCAGACCGTCCGGTCGAGGTTCAACAGGAACCAACGCAGACGATAGCCGTTGACCGCATCCACCCAGATCGGGTAGCAGAAGAGCTTGACCGTGTACTGGTTGTTCGGCTCCACCGTCGTGGCGGTGAATTCGCGCGTGAGGAAGTTGCCTTGGTTGGCAGTCGACCCGTACGCGATTTCGTCCGCCGAGAGGTTGTACTTCAACACCAGCGGCACCTTCTGACCGATCACAGTAGCGACGAAGCCCGTATTGAAACCGAACAGCTGGAACTTCGTGCCATCGACTGGCAGCACACGTTGCGAACCGTCGGAGTAGTTCACCACCCCCATCAGGTTCAAGCCTTGCAGCGGTACGTTCAGCGGGTACAGGATCTGCGTCGGATCAGCAGACGAGAGGAACGGCGACTGCAAGCCGATACTCGTCACGTACTTCGTACCCAGTGCCGGCGAACGGATGAACGCCGTATTGCGCACACGCAGCTGGCTTTGCGAAACCAGATCGCCCGTATCCGAGTAGAACTCAGCCGTGACGATTTCTCCGTCCGTCAGATCTTCCGTGGTATTGAACGGCGGAACCACCTTAACCGCGTTGGTGCCGTCGACAATTTCCAGCTGGATGTCCTGATTGACGAGGTTGCCCGCGTTGTCGTACGCCGCGCTGATGACTTTGCGCGTGCCGTTGAGTGCCGAGCCAATCACCACACGGCAGGTGCGCGTGGCAGTGCCCATCACGTACAGACGTGCGTCGAGTGCAGCAGTGAAAGGTTTCGTGTTCTTGTTCACGTACATGAGGTACGTGTTCGAACGCGGACCCGGACCCGGAGACAGCAATCGATCGGCGTCGGTGAATTCATCCGACGGAATCGGCCCTTGGATCTTCTGCAAGGTCGCCACGAACGTGGTCGGATCGATAGCCGTCACCTTGTAGAACTGGTTCAGGTTCGTATCCACTGCCCAGTCACCCACGTTCGG